AGGAGAGACCCGCCCCATCCGGCTTATTTCACCCCGGAATCACCAGAATGCAGTCAGAACCAGAGACCGGCATGCCGAGATTCGACCCGCACGCGTTCCCGCGCGGCGTCGTCGCCGGCGAGATCGCAGCCAACCGGGCGATCACGATCGCGTGCCGGCGTTGGATGGCGGACCTCGAGCGGGATGACATCTACTTCGATCACGACGACTGGCTCGGGTATGAGGCGATGTTGGATCACCTGGTGATCAACGACGGTCACCAGCTGAGCGGCACGAAGTTCCAGCTGCTGCCCTGGCAAGCCTGGTGTTTCGGTGCGGCGTTCTGGCGCCGGCGAGCCTGTGGCAACCGCCGGTACAAGCAGATCGCGATCGAGGTCGCGAGGGGGTCGGGGAAAACTACGGGTGCGTCGACGCTGCTGCTCTACTTCGCCAGCACGATCGAGCGATCGTCCACGGTGATCCTTGCCAACACCGTGCAGCAAGCCCAAGTCGCATACCAGTCGTGCCGGGCCTTCGCGGTCGACGCCTGGGGGGATTACAACGACCCGGACGTCGGGGATCAGGCCGAGTGGGAGACCACGAAGCTCGAGCTGCGGTGCAGGGCATCGAAGGGCAAGATCGAAACCAAGGCGGCCCGGGCGACCACCCTGGACGGCCTGAAGGGCGTCGTGTACTTCGTCGATGAATCCAGCGAGCAGACGACCGACTGGCTGTCGAAGATTACCAGCGGGCTGGGGAAGAACGTCCATGCAGTGATGATCTCGGTGACCACACCAGGCTCGGTGACATCCGGCCGGGACTCGCCCTACTACACGAAGCGGCGTAGCTGGGAAATGAGCCTCGAGGAGGAACACTGGGACATGGAAGTGTTCGCGGCGTTCTTCGGTCTCGACGAAGAGGACGACATGATCGACGGTGGGCCGGCGGTCTGGATCAAGGCGAATCCGTCGCTCGGCCACACGATCCCGGTCGAGTCGTACCACCGGCAGCTGGCGACCTACCAGGCCGAGGGGGATATGGAGACGTGGGAACGGATGCAATGCTGTCGGTTCTCCACGAAGGGCATTAAGTGGGTGGGCGGCGACGTCTGGCAGGAGAACACCGGCAACCCACCGGAGTACCCGGACGCCGGCGTGGCCGTGTACGCGGCGATCGACTTCAGCAAGTCGTTCGACATCACCAGCCTGTGCTGGGGCTGGTGGCACGAAGCACGGTTTTGCATGCGGTGGCATCACTGGGTGATCCGGCAGGAACCTGGCAGCAGGAAACGGGACTACCAGCGGCATCTAAACGCCTGGGAGAAGTACCCGCATGTGACGGTGTGCGACAACTCGGTGCAGTACGAATCGGTCCGCGAGAAGCTGTGGGAGCTGAAGCAGCGAACGAACCTGAAGCGGATCGGGTACGACGCGATGGGAGGCATGAAGGTCAATATGGAGGGCTGGGGCGACCTCGAGGACGGCTACAACGCCGAGACCGATCTGCCCATGAGCCGGTATCCGCAGACCATGGTGGCGCTGGGGCCGGCCACCTACCTGTTCGAAGGGTTGGCGAAGGATCGCAAGCTCTGCCTCCAGCCGTGTTTAGTTGCCGAATATGCCTTGGCAAACGTCGTTTTAGAAGGTAATGTGAACGGTGCTTATCGGCCCACGAAGAGTCCGCACAAGACGCGGGGCATCATCGACCCGATCATGGCAGCGGTGATGGTGGCAGGGGTTCTGATTCAAGAGGGTGCAGAGAGACCGGGGGCATACTCAGACCCCGATTCGATCGCCTTCTAATTCGTGTTCCGGGGGGAACGATTTGGACATCCGTCGATTGTTTCGATGGCCTCGCGTAATCGCTGGCTCCGCCGGCGGTGCCGATGGTTCGTGGTGGCCCAGCTATCCCAATCAGAACAGCGACAGCGTCCAGCAGTTCGCCCAGTACCCGCCGAGGGCGATGCGACTGCCGGCGGTGCGTCGAGCGGTTACCGCGATCTCCAGCGACCTGGCACGAATGCCGATCCGCGCGTTCCAGTACCAGGGCGACGAGTGGGTCGACATCGGACGCGATCCGATCGTCGTCGCGCTGACCGAACAAGCCAGCGAGTTTCACACCGCGGCGGACTTCAAGCGGTGGATGTTCATCCAGTGCCTGCTGTACGGGAACTCGTTCGCGTTGATCAGCCGGCGGGGCTTGGCGTTCGATCAGTTCATCCCGCTGAACAACGCCGACGTCCAGATGAACCGGACCGACGACGGCCGGTACTACTACCAAACCGCGGAGTACGGCGAAGTTGCACCGAGCGACATCCTGCACCTGCGGATGCCATCGGCCATTCGACAGCTGTGGGGATCGTCACCGATCGTCGACGCGGCTCGCACGATGGCGATGTCCAGCCTGCTTGAGACAGCCGGCCTTGAGGGCTACCGAGCACCTGGAGTAGGCAAGTTAGCGATCTCAACGTCGGAATCCGTAGGTGCTAGCGGAGTGAGGGCCATGGCGGATTCCTTTGTGGCAAGCCACACAGGGCCGCAAGGCATGCTCCGCCCGATCATCGCTCAGAACGGTGCGACGGTGCAGCAGGTCGGCAGGAGTCTGGTCGATCAGGATTGGATCGCCGGCCGGAAGAACGCCATCGAAGACGTCGCGCGGGTGTTCGGCATTCCGCCGTACGTGTTGTTCAGCGAGTCGGGATCGGCCTACACCGCCGAACAGTCGCGGATGTACGCGGATTCACTGGCGGCCTACACCGACGCTTGGGGCGCTGAGCTGAGTTCGAAGCTGTACGGCCCGGACTACTGCGTGAAATTCGACAAGACGGCGCTGCTTCGCGGCTCGTTCAACGAATCGATGCAGGCGTATCGTGAGGCTGTACAGCTGGGTGTGATGACACCAAACGAAGTGCGACGGGAACTGGGGCTGCCACCGATCGACGGTGGCGACGACATGTACGTCGGTCCCAACATGCAATCGACGACCGGGGAGTCAGAAGATGCAGAAGCTGGAAGTGCGGTTGTTGTCGACCAAGACGACGACGACCTCGGATAATTCGCTGAGCGGTATCGCCGTTCCTTACAACGAGCTGTCGCATCCGATCCCGGGTGCGGGGCGATCGTTCCGCGAGAAGATCCGACCCGGCGCACTCACGTACGACGAGAACACCGTGATGCTCACGCAGCACGACCAACGCGGCGTACCACTCGCAAGGGTGGGGGCCGGCACGCTGTCGTTCCGCGAGACGCCTGACGGCCTCGAGTTCACCGCGAAGCTGCCGGATAGCCGGCCAGACATTCGCGAGGCATTCGAGCGTGGCGATTTGGATGGGTCGGTCTCGATTGGGTTCTACGTGGAACCCGATGGAGATCGTTGGACACATGGTAAGCAGTCGAGCATGCGCGAAGTGACTCGTGGTCACATTCTCGAGATCTCGGCAGTAGTCCAGGGCGCCTACAGAGGGGCCGTGGCACAGTACGGGGGGACGCCCAATGGCTGACCTGGTGAAGATGCGGGCGGACGCTACCGAAGCCCGAAAGCGTGTCGATAGTCTTCTGGACATCGACGGGGAGCTGAGTCTCGAGCAGGCTCAGGAACTGGAAACCGCGGACACCGACTACCGGAGTCTTCGTGAGCAGATTAAGATCGCCGAGATTCGCGAATCCGCGAAGGAATCCGCGAACCTGACTACGTTCGAGTTCAAGGGCAACGGCACGCAGGTCGAACGCGAAACGCCGGCGGCTCCTGAGGGTCGGTCGTTTGAGGCGATGTGTGACGATGCTGGCGCTCGGCTCATGCGGAGGCTCGGCCACAACGTCGAGATCCGTTCGGCTAATCCGTACGACACCACCGACAGCGCAGAGCTTGTTCCGGTTGACCTGAAGAACGAGCTGATCCGGCGTCTGCCGGCGATGAGTGGTGCGATTCAGGCCAGCACCGTCGTGACCGATGACCACGACAACGAGATCGCGGCCGTCGTCAACCGGATCCCGACCGTCGGCATCACCGCCGAGGGTGCTGCGTTCACCGTTGCCCAGGCGACGTTCGACCGCATCCGATTCAAGGCGTACCGCATGGCGCTCGAGACTCAGATCACGCTCGAGATGCTTCAGGACAACCGGCCGCAGGCGATGGCCGAGACCCTGCTTCAGCACGTTGAAAGCTACGCCGAAGGTTGGGACGCCGCGTACCTCGCGACGATGAACCCGGCCGAAGGCAGCCGGACCGGCCCTGGCGGACTCTGTGCCACCAAGGCTCACATCGACGCAGCTGGCGCTACCGACATCAACGACTTCGTGATGGGCAACGGTGACGTTGCCGTTTCCAACATCACCATCGAAGACCTCCTTGCGGTGCAGGCTGCGGTCCCTGGTCGGTATCGCACCGGCTCGAAGTCGTGGGTGATGTCGCCGGACGTCCATGCTCAGATCGTGCAGAGCGTGTCCGCTGACGACCGAATGGTGTTCTTCCCGCAGTCGACCGGCACTCTCCAGTCCGATCCACTGTCGGTCGGAACCCTGCTCGGTTCGCCGATCTACCTGTCGGATCACATGCCGTCGCCGGGTGCGAGCAAGGTCGCGGCGCTGTACCTCGACAAGCGTTCGTATCGCGTGTCGCTGCGTCGGACGCTTCAGACTCAGGAAGACCCGTACACCAACGGCGGGTCCGGAATCGTCGCGTACCGCAGTCACATGCGGGCGGACGGCCAGTGGACGCTTGCCGAGGCGAGTTCGCGCCTCGTCTACGCCGCGTCCTGATGGGTTGAGCCTTTCTCCGGGGTCGGGGCCTTCGGGTCCCGGCCCTGGCTTGCGGGGTAACGATGAAGATCACCAGCCAGTCAGCGCACAATTTCCAGCTCGCGGCGTTCCGTGATCACTGTCGCATTCCGTGGA